GTCGTCTTCCCAAAGGACGACAGACGTACCGGTCCGTGGTTTGCCATAGAGGCCGCGTATGGGTTCCATGCCCAGTGATGCGACCTCTTGGCTACCAATGGCTGAAAGCGCGGCCGTTAACACGCCAAACGAGCGCCTGTTAATCTTGACAGACGTAAGTCGAACGTGCTTTACGACGTAACCTTCCCACCCATGGAAATCCTCGCCCGGCAAAGAGGTAACCGGACGAACACCATGGTCTACCGCATCTGATAGGCCCATTTGCAGCCCGGAATCCCCAAGGATAGGGGGAACCGGAACACGCCACAGCATCGGCGTCTGGCTTTTACACCAGCGCCAAACGCTCAGGTAGCGCGCAGGCAAACACCCGAACACCCGGAGGCACCACGAACGCAAAGCGTTCGCAGCCTGTAGGGCATAAGGTACCTGCGACTTAGGGTCCTGATGCAGATAGAAAGGGCGGACGGCATGGTCTTTAAACCAGTCCGTGCCGCAGCTCTCGAAGAACGTGCCAGCCAAGCACGTCTTCTTTTCATTCACCTTGAACCCGATATATCCAAGGTGGTCGACTAGTTCCGACGCATACGCACGGGGGACAATAATGTCATCCCCATAAACTGCGCAGAGGCTCCGGTCCGCCGCGGGTACTACGGTTCTCACCAACGCGAGGAAAATAGCAGTCTCGAGCGGGAATGTAAATCCATTTCCCATACTCGAAAACATTTCCAGGGTTCGCCACTTCTTAGAGACTTTCATCTCCGAGGAGCGCGCAAGGTTCAAGAGGTGAAACCACCTCCTGCCCTGTGGATGATTGTTGTAGCACAACGCAGTGAAAACGAGTTCACGACACATAAGGTCCGAAGCCGAGGATAAGTCTATCGTAGACAGACCCCAGCTGAAAGCCTTCTCGGCCAAACCCTGGTTGAGTCGCTGATCGTGCAAGTCGACACCGAAGTTCTTAAGACGCCGGCTGATGTGCCGCCCGATGCCCAACTGGAGAAATGAATTCCAGAGGGGCTCTTTAGCAGCGCACCGTTCGGTGTTCCATGACTTCGGTACTGTGAAGTGGCTATTGCCTTTTGCCAAACGGGTTTTAGGAAGGAGGTTAACCCCCCAGAAATCCGCCACCCTCTCGCCCATTACCGCGGGCAAAAGCGGTTGAAGGTCGGCCGTCACCACCGGTTTGGTGTCATACTTTATTGAGGGTACCAAACCCTCCGATTGCACCCCCACATTGGCGCCGGGGCCGAACTTACTAAGCTCGGCTATACGCTCCAAGGCAACTACGTCCAGCGACCCGAGGATCGACAGGACATGCCCTGAGAACGTACCAAACCAGTCAGGCAACTTTTCCGTTGCTAGGCGCTGATTCGTAATGGCGTTATGTGCCTCTGCGGCAAGGAACTTGCCGAGAGCTGCCGTCTCTCTTTCAGCTTTTCCGACACCCGGAATGTTAAGAGACTTCCGTAATAACTCTGACACCTGGTAATCCGTTGCGAAATGCTCCGGTTCTTGGTAGTCGAGAGGGTTCAGGGGTTGCTCTAACAGCCCAACCACGTCATCAGCGTTTAAACGCATATAGGCGGATTGGGCAATCGGGGTGCCGGCGGCTTCGAAGAAGCGGCAGGCAAACTCGCGCTCGAAGGTCCATCCTGAGCGCAGTCCTTCTCCATGAGTTGGACTTGGCATTTTAACTCTCCAGAACGTGGTTCTGCCCTACTTAGCGAGAAATGAGAACTCTCGCATCAGCAGAGCCCAGTGCGAAACAAGGACGATGAGCCCTAGTCCCGCCACCGCAAGTAGCAATTGCTTGCCCCTCATGGTCCGGTTAGTAAACCGGCTTCCCGTCTTGGACGTAGGACTGCACAGTAGCATGAGCCATAAGGTTCTTATGCATAGCATAGAGCTTGGCCCTGTCTGCGTCAGTCGCATCCGACGGGATGGTGAACTTCGTATCACTGAAGAGGATCCGCACGACTTGTACCACGCCGTCGACCGTACCCTCAATGGGCACGACCAACGAAATGGTGTCCTTTTCCGTGCGGCGAGCAGTGCTCGGCGGAGACATCAGCATAGCCAGGCGGGACTTCCCGTCAGCCGTACTGTTGTCTGAAGCCCGCCAAGTGCTCGATGCCAATGAAGCCGTCAAGGGTTCAAAGGTATGGTTGGTAGGAGTCGCGTCTGCGACCACGATATTGCCAGTTGCAGGCATTTCATTCACCTGTTTAAGTGGAGGTTATAGCGCAAATCATAAGCGCCGTTTGATCAGACTGCCCAGAATCTCGCCAGCACTCAAAAGCTTGCCCCAGATATCCGAGTCAGGCAACTTAGGCATAGGCACGCTTGCCATCGGGATACTCGTAAAAGTACTCCGTTGGTAGCTACGTCGAGCCCAGGTCCCAACCCGCAATATCGAGGTTGTAGCTCCAGAGGAGCGGACGAGGTTTAGGCGGTCATCCCGACCGATTACCCGCTGTCGGTCACACAGCACACCCCTAAGAGAGGTGACACCGTTAGTCGCATTAAACGACCTAAGGTACGAGCTGACATCCCACATCCAATCTACCATGAAGGATAGTTTGGAGCCAGCCCAAAGAGCTTCCCCAATGTTACCTGCTGTGAAGTCCGAAGACTCCCAGTCGAAGGTCACATAGGCAATAGCTCTGTAGCTTCGTATCCAACGGACGTCGTAGGATCCGCCATTGAGTCCAGCGGTCGACTTTCTCGTCTCGGCTTTCACCGTGACTTGGAGCCGGCGCTTACACACTTTGACGGACTGAAGTGCATCGACGACATCTTCGATCTGGTTGATATACGGCTTAATGCCGAACTTCAGAGCCAGGTCTGCCGAAACGATGTCCCACAACTCATAGCGGTCATCCGGATCCCGATCCATCAGGACACGGAACATCGCGCGCATCTTACGACGCGCGTGACGTTGACGCCACAACACTTTAGTTGTGCGCCACGCTCTCTTGGCAATATTACTAGCGCCATGTAGAGCGTCGACCGCTTCCCGCCACTCGCCGATATTCTCGGCGAAGGACACTTTGTCGCTCTGGATCTTATTCCGCAAAGCCAAAGCCCAGTCCGGGTTAGGCGTAGCGGGCCAGTCTTGAGGAACCATCACGCGACTCCACTCCTCATACCGTCCGGGGTATCTAATGCCCCCACACGAGACGGAGATGGGTGTCAGGCGGTTCTCAATGCGACACTTTCTGACATCAGAGTACTGCAAACCCAACGCAGTCAGGTTCTCCAGCAATAAAGCTGGTTTCGTCCGATGTTGTGGTTGAAGCTCTAACCGAGAGGTGATCTCACTCGAGTACCATCCGTACGTTGTGGCATCCACGCAGGGGTAACCACTCCTCCTGTTTAAGATGTCAAACTTATTGGTAGTGCCCAAGATTGAGTCCTCTCTAGTTAAACCACACTTAGCAGGCTCCAGGTGGATTACACACTGAAGCAGGCTAGACCTTTCCAAAGGCCTAAAACCGCGGTGCAAATGGTGCTGAGACGTTAACAAGACGCAATGGTGGGTAACCATCACGCGTTGCGAGACGCCCAGCACC